GGTCGGTCTTTGTGATCTTGGACAGTTTTAAGAACAGCGAGGCCATGGTCTCTAGGGGCAGTCCGGTGAGACCTGTACGAGTATTCAACTCTCCGATGGCCGTGCCGATGTCGCCGATCTTGGCCGAGCTGGTGGAAGCGACATTCTTGACGGATTGCTCCAGCCCAGCAAGGGCCTCGCCGGAGGCACCGGTGGCCTTGATGATCGTGTTGTTGGCCTCTTCGAAGGTCTGTCCGATCTCATAGAGGCCCTTGAGCGCACCCACAACCGCGGCCACGGGGAGCGCCTTCTTGAGAGCGCCGAGCATTGCCGGTCCAAATGTCATCCCGGCTTTGGTCCCGGAGGTAGCGGCCACCCCGGCCACCCCGGCCATTTCCTGCTGGATACCGGAGACGATCCCGCGGCCACTGACCACTAGGGTCACATACGCTACACCTACTTCGGAGCCTTCGGACACAGGGAATCACCCCCTTCTGGTGCGTCGTTTGTGAGCTAAGAGGTCGGTGTGTGAGATGCGCCGCCGTGTAGGTGCACCGGGGCGTCTCATGGGAGTCGGCAGCGGAGATTGCCGACTGCGAGTTCTGCCTGAGTTGGCCCGCTGCCAGTTGGCGACCGCGAGCTCGTCGATCACGGAGAGCAGCAGATAGTCCGATACGCGGTATCCCTCGCCCTTGCCCGCCCGGCCAACAGCGGATTCTGAAGGGAGCTGACTGGCTAGGCGCGCGGCTTTTCGTGCCCCGAGCTTACCGCGGTAAATGTCTAAGAGGTCAAGGTGGTAGTACCGCTGGAAGTCCGCCTCTAGCGCCTCGGGATACTCCCGCAGAAGCGCTGCGAGGCTTAGAAGTTTCCCCCCATCGCCTCCGTCGCGGCATTGAGGAAGGCTTTGAACTCGCCCACGGTCTTATGCTTGGCGCGGAACTTCTTCCATTGGTCCACGCCGACGAGTATTTCGACCGCGGCTATCAGCCGGTTGGCCTCGTAAGCTTCGAGGAAGCCAAGATCCACGTCATCGCTCGACGGCGGGAGGGTATAGACATCCCCCTCATAGAGCAGGGTCGTAAAGTTGCCCTTGGCCTCATCAGCCAGAGTAGGTTTTGCGGTAGCGGTCATAGCGCGAGCCTCCAATGTGAGCTTTTCACGCGCGGGTCTGGAAGAATGCGGGGCGGCCCCGGCCCGCGCTAGAGTAGGGCCGCCCCGCTGGGTAGAGGGGGTTAGGACCAGTCGTCGGCCGCCTGTTCGTCGTCAGTCAGATCGTCGTACAGCTTGCCGTCGCTGTCCGGGTAGATCATGATGGTGAGCTCGAACGCGGTCATGTCGGAATCGGAAAGCTTGATCTCCCCGACTTCCGTCACCTCGCCGTGCGGGATGATGCGACGCTTGGTGATGAGTCCGTCGCGGACCTCGAGTCCAAACGCCCGCGGATCGGCGGTCGGATTCTTGACCGTGCGCGTGCTGAGGCCGGTCTCATCGGTATCGCTGGTGGATCCCGGGTTGACGAGTTCGAATACGGCTAGGTTGTCCTCAAGGCAGGTGATCTTCATCGAGCGCTTGAACTTGCTCCGCGTGGTGCGGACGTGAACCCCGCCCCATGCGAAGTGATCAGCGCTATCCTGCTCGCGGGTTTCAGATGCCCCGTCCTCCGAGAGTAGACCGAGGGCCTGCCAATTGTTGGGCCAAGCGGTTGTGACATCAGTCGGAGGTGTAGTACCGATCGGAGCCACGTAGGCGTCGGCTCCTTCCCATATACGCGGATTTGCAGTATCGCCAGCCATCAGTCATCCTCACTTTCTCGGCCGGCGTCGGCCGGCGGTAGCTCTTCGATCTTCTTCCGGGGTTGATAGGCGCGGGGAATAGAAAAGCCGCCTGGAACGGCGGCCGTGGTTGGGGGTTTGGCAGGTTCGGGTGCCGGTGTTGCCACCGGTCGCGCCGGGGGGGGCGCTGGTCGGGCTCGCCCCTCTCTTAGCAGCCTTCGGGCGGTCCGGTCATCTGTGGAAATGACCTCGTTTGCTTTGTGTCCTTCGAATGGATAGGCCAGCTGAATGCGCATAGTCACCTCCTAGATGACACGGATGGAAATCTCTGCCGTGAATATGACGATAGGTATGTTCGACCCGGCGGGATCCTGGTACTGAGTAGGCCCGGAGAATTCCCGGACCCGGTAGATGGTGTGACCACCGAGAACCCGCCCGCGCAAGTCGAAGAGAACCATCTTCCGAGTAATGCTGGCGACCGCCTGGGCCTTGAACTCGCTCGTGTGCCAGTGCATGAAGTCGAGGCGCGGAAGGTCCAACACCGGAAGGTCGGCCGGGCCACCAGAACGACGGACCACTATGAGGGGAGGGCCGCCGCTCTCCCGCGTGGCCGGGACCTTCTGACCAACCACGACGCCACGCAGCACCTCGTCTGTGCGCAACATCAGCCCGGCCCTCAGAAAGTCGATCAGGAGCGCTTGCGCGTTGGCGAATATGCCGGTCATCGCGCCGCGTCGATCGAGCGACCCAGGAGCCGCGTCTTCGCCTCCACAGCTTTTGCCTCAGGTGCATCGGCCACCACGCGATACCGGGCCCGGGATCCCGAATGATCTTCCACCAGGATCTCCATGTCGGTTTCGGTGCGAGCGGCCGCGGCAACCTTCTCCGCACGAGCGGCGATATGGGCCTTGACGCCCTGTGAGCGCAGTAGCTCGCCAATACCCTGTGGGTTGTGGACGAACCTGAGAATGCCGGCCATCATCCCACCACCCGTTTCATAAGAGCCTCTATGTGGTCGAGCCCGCCGGTAGCGGAGGGCCACGCCTGGCCGTCGCCATCAAGTTCGTAGGTGTCGCCGTCGAATAGGGTTCGGTCACCCGCCGCTAAGTCAGTCCCCGCTGGTGCGAAGACCCGCCAGCGCAGTGTCACCGACTCGCGGCCAAGGTCATATTCACTAGAGGCGGCCGGCTGGACTGAGCAATTGCTGATCGAGGTCGATACCGCATGCCCCCAGTCACGCGCGGTCGAGGGCGTGCCGTACTCGTCGGCTATGAGCGGCGCCCGCAGGCGGGTGATGGTGTCTCGCCAGAATGAGGGGATCACGTCACCAACTCCCAATTCGGACAGCGGTCCAGTTTGATGACTCGATGACTGTCAGCGGGCACTGTCAGTATTTTCAGCGCGTGTATATGCCGATAGGTGACGACTGGGCCGCTGTAGCGCGAGTCCACGCCGGCATGTATCACCGGCCCCGACCAGTCAAGGTCCAGCGCCGAATAGTCCCGCCCGACGAAGGAATGGGCGATACGGCGGCCGCCCCCGCCCGAAACATGGCGGGTATCTATCCGGCCCTGCACCATCGACGGTCCATCGCGATGATCCGTGAGCGACGGGAACGCGTACCAGATGCGCATCCCCCGGAGGAGTTCCCAATATTGCGATAGACGCTGGTCGTAGTTGGCGATGCTCGTGAGTGGATCACAGAACCCGATCATCTCTTTGATGATGCGTGTGGGCACCGCTATGAGCGGCCCCCAGTTGAGCGCGTTCATGGTGATCCACGAGGCCTGCGCGGCCTTTGCCTCTTCGACGGCCTTGTTGACCATGGGAGCATTGGGCCGCCGGGCTCCCACATATCCGCAGACGCAGACGCCCGCGGGAGCGTGGGCCAAGGCTTCCCGAAGACCGGCAAGTAGATCCGTGCAGGGCATTACATCGTCCTGGATAACCACATGATGTGTGCAGGCCGGGTCAAAGGCCAGCATAGAGCGACGGCCGGTATCCCAGCGGTTGTCGCGTCTATCCCACACCACCGGGATATCGGGGTCGCCAAGCCAGTCGAGCAATTCTGGGATAAACGCCGCACGCTTCGGATGCGCCATGATGGCGGCAGAGAGAGTGATGTCGCTCATGCCGGCCCCCGCCACTCGTATCCCCACGTCGGCGTCCAACAGAAGCGACCGAAACTCTGGTATCCCGCCGCAAGGAGCCAAGCATCGGCACCCCCTCCGACGGCCGTCTCCACGTAGATGATCGGGTGGCAGCGGGCGATGGTCTCTTTCGCTCCCTCAAGCACGGCGAGTTCGCTTCCCTCTGTGTCGATTTTCATAACGGCCAAGGATTCGAGCCCCAGGCCATCTACGGTCATAACTTCCACGGCACCCTTGGAATCGATGACCGTGCGAACCATGCCACTGTTGCCCTCGCACTCTTCTACCAGGCTGGCTCGGGCGGGTTCACTTCCGGCCGCCATGTGGTAACAATCCACCTGGTCATCGAGCCCATTGCTTTTCACGTTCTCCACCAGGAGCGCAAACGTAGCCGGGTTGGGCTCTATCGCGATGACCTGCAGATCACAGATACCGGCCATCCAGAGCGTGTGATTGCCGATGTGCGCCCCGATGTCTAGCGCCATCCCTCTGGCGGGTATCCGCTTGCGGAAGTCCTCCAGCAGGTCGCGCTCGTACCAGTTCCCGGCGGATAAGCGCTTCCCGATATGGTCATCGTCCGGAACACAAACATCGAACCTGCGACCGTATGCCTCCAGAACAGCACTCTCCACCCTATCTCCTTCCTACGACCGGGCCGGACCAGTCGGTCGCAAGCGCCGAAACATCCTCGCCTAGAAACCTATAGGCCGACGTGAATCCGTGTCTACCGCATAGCGACTCGACTCCGCGATGCTCGACGAGTGAAGGCCACGGATGCCAGGCATGCCAATTGAGCACCACCTTGGCGTACTGCCCCACACGCACGTCATATCCTGGGCGATCCTGTTTGTCGGCCCAGGCCACCATGGCGGTGATCACCGACGTAGGCAGGATGATGGCCGGCCCCCAAGTGAGGGCAGGCAAAACCACCCAGGATGCGTGCGCCTTGATAGCCGCCTCTGCGACCGTAACCCGACCGGGCGACCAGCGCACCTCGGCAGGCGACGGCAGCTCCCGTGGCCGCCCGTAGAAGAGTGAGACGATGGCTTGCGCCGGCACATACTTGAGCGCGACCCCCACACCTCGGAGCAGATCCCGACATGGGAGTACGTCGTCCTGGATCACCAAGTGATGAGTACAGGCCGGGTCGAATAGCATCCAAGCGGCTCGGCCGGTATGCCAGCGGTTCGAGTCGGTGTCCCAGGCCACGCGCTCTTCGCCGATCCCGGTCTGGGCAAGCAGTTCCTCCACCCACGGGCGACGGGACTCGTGCGCCATGACGGCCGCGCTGAGTTTGATCCGCCGCTTCATGAGTTTTCGGCTTTTTTGAATAGCCACATGCTTATCCCTTCCGGACGCTTATCCCGCGCCTTCTCGACGAGTGACCATCCGGACGGAATGTCTCTGGTGAACTCGCGATGTCTGACATGGGGATGGCCGTGTTCGTCCCGGTTGGAGGAGTGGACGGCCACCAGTGGGGCGGATGTGAATAGCAGTTCCAGATGCCGGTAGTACATGGCGTCGTCGACCAGGTGGAAGATCACGTCAAGCGAGAGAGCCAGGTCGGCCGGCGGTAGGTACCAAGGACTATCGAACCCGTCGTAAAGGCACCAACCCCAGCCAGGGCGAAATCCGCAGGCGCGCGCGCAGAGGCCGAGTGCGAAGGGGGATACATCCAGGCCGACGTAGTGGGCCACTTGGAACCTTGAAGCCAGCATCCCATCCCCGCAGCCCCAGTCGATGAGTGTGTCGACCTTCTGGCCCATGATTAGACGATTGACGTAATCCACCTTATGGTCGCCCCATTGACCCCTGGAGCCGGCGCCCGAGTTTTTACCACGTCGGTAGCGCTTGTTCCAATAGATAACCGTGTCGAACGTCACCCGTCGCCTCCGTTACTCACGGCCTGGCCAGCAAAGACAGGGAGCGCCCTTGCTTGTTGCGCGCACTCGTGGGCATGTCCACAGAACCGTAGCCGGCAAACCATGCTGGGTCGGGAAGTTCTGTGTGTAGGGCGACCATCAGCGTCGTGCCCAGGGCTGCCAGATACGGCGCCACCGTGGGCAGCAACACCAACTCATAGCCCTCCACGTCCATCTTCGCGAGCGCCGGCGTTCTCCCGGCCAGGATCGTCTCGATCGTCCAGCAGGGCGCGCTCAGACCCTCCTCAGTGACGCGGGTCATCGAATCACCCATCTGCCCCGGGCGACCGCGGTATACCGGACATGGACTGATGCTCAACTGACCGTCATGGGGAGCCAGGGCGCCCGCGTGAATCTCGCAGGTTAAGGTGTAGGGTGAGAGTTGGCGCTCAAGTTCCTCAAGGGCCACCGGGTCGGGTTCCACGGCGACTACGGATGCGCCCAACTCCAAAGCCCAGAGGCTCACCGGGCCAATCCAAGCGCCGATATCGACAAAGAGATCCCCGGGCTTGAGCACTTCCTTCAGAAGCGCATGTGTTTCGGGCTCCCATTTGCCAGCGTTGTATAGCCGCCAGAACTCAACCCAGCACTGTTCGATGTCGCTCACAGCGGCACTCCTCTCCCCCGTCTCCGGTTCCCCCAGTGATGGACCCCATAGCACCCCTCGAAGCGTTCCCGCCCGCGCCAGAGTTCCGACCACAAATAGGGATAGAACATGGCCTTCGGGAACAGGGTCACGCCCTCGGGATGCTCGCGCCAAACGCCGGTCATGTACTGCGGGCCCGTAAGCTTGTTGGGCATCAAACCACGCTTGGCCACGACGTTCGCGGGTAGCCCGTCGATAAGGCGCCCGATGAACGGATGCCCAGGGCTCGCGCCCATGATGGCATTGTTGATCCAAAGGTCTGTTTGCACCCAGGCCGCGAAGCACCCCACACCGTCGAGCAGTTCGTCAATCGGCTTCAGACACTCAAAGTCAGTGTCAATCCAGACGCCGCCGAATTGGTAGAGCAGTTCGTAGCGAAGCACGTCCGAGCGCATCTGTCCGACGAACCGCGGTGCTATCTCTTTGGCCCGATCGTAGAGGTATTGGTTTTGGAGCGGCGGCAGGTCGCCATCACCCCAGAGCCTGTACTCCCACGCCGGATGCAGCCGCTTCCAGCCCTCGGCGAAGTCAGCGAAGACTTGGGGCATCGGCGGGCCGGTCCAAAACTGGTGGAGAACTTTGGGGATGCTCATACCCCGCCACGTATCTGGTAGGACTCAAGAACAGCGAGCTCATAGTCATTGAGCCCGCCGGGAACGGCGTAGGTGACGGATACACCACTGGACGCTTCCTGTTTGACGCCGGCGGGAGACGAGACCGCCCGACTCGCTGCCCCCAGGCAGACAGACCGCACGTCCTCTGGCGCCTCCTCGTACCCATGCGTGATCTCAACAGCCACACCCCGCAAGCTGGAAGTCCAGGACGCGCCGATGCGCTTCGCGAAACCAACGGCCGACCATTCGTAGTCCACGCCCTCTTCCAGCTCGATCCCATCCTCGACCATCGACGTAATCTCGGTGATTAACAGCGACGGCAGAAAGAGGATCGCCGCCCCACTGCCGTCGACCGTGAGGTCCACGTCGTCCGCCGGCCAGATATCCCAGCCGCAATGCGAGCGAATGATGGCCGAAGCCTGCGCCAGCAT